GTCATCAAACAAACAAAGATCGGCACGATGACCAATGAATTCAGACTCAATACCGTAAGCAGAAACAGTTGGTTCCTTGTTATCCAACCCACCCATGTCCTCCTGTTCAACAATAAATTCTTCAGCTCGCCACAACGACCCTGAAGTTGAAGGTTTAAACCTACCGTAGTCGATAGCCAAACACGCTTCCGCCTTTATGGCCAGTCCTTTGTCAATCAGCACAGGGTCAGGGTCCAGCGGAAACTGCCGTTCCAAGGTTTCACGGATACGACGGCTATACATCTTGGCTAGTGACTGTGAAACGGAGCCGATCATCACACGAATCTTGCGGTTTTTTACTATCTGCCACACAGCAATATCGTGAAACAAGGTGGACTTACCTGCACCTGGAGGACAGTTCAACACCACAAACTGTTTATCGTTAGACAACAAATAATCTTCGATCTTGTATGCGGCATCGACCTGCCACGGACTAGGGATACGGCCCAAATACCTGCGCCTGAAATAGTCAAAGTCCACAAGCCCGCGCTGTGCTTCCTCACTCAAACGGTCATAAGGGATAACAGGTGGAAGATCAGAAACATCCATCACCTTCGCCCAAGCATCAGCCTGAACACCACCCACCTTCTTACGGGCAGCACCCTGCTCCAACTTCCCAACCTCTATCTCAGCTTTAGCAATCTTCTTCTTCGCATCCCATTTTTGGGCAGTGTTGTAATGAACACCCGCAATCTTCGCTGCATCCTTAATCGACATACCAGACGCACGGGCCTGCCAAAACCTTGCCACATCCTGTGGTGGAACTTGTCGTCGCCCGCTGCGCCCCGCTGTCATTGTTCTGATAATCTACCACCGTTGGTGGGTGTGCCGTAGAGCAACAGCACTTAAATGAACTGGATCGCTCCGGTCCTCCTCACACCCGCCAACACTTACAAACAAAAACCCCCACCTTTCGGCAGGGGCCTTGTTTACCACTCACGTGATAAAGGTATTACTTTTTACCTTTTGCGACAATCGCTTTATTACCACGCATAACTTTAATATCTTTTTCTGTTTTAGCAGTTATCTCTTTGCTGCGTTTAGCAACACGTTGCTCTAGACGATAGCCAGAGTTATCACCCATATACTTTCCAGCAACCTTCGCCCTAAAGTCATCAGGATTACCTTGGCCCATTGAGTCCGTGTAAACACGCTTAATTTCCGGAGCAGCCTTCTTTTTTGCTGCTTCGTACTTTCGGATATAGCCACCACCAGTTTGATTTGCACCACCCGGTTTTGGATCCGACTTCTTAGATACTGCTTTCTTCATAGCCATAAAACTTTTTCCTAACGTTAGAGAATTGATTGGTGTACCGCTTCAAACGATAACACATCTGCTACACTCTCACCTCACACCCGTCGGGATGACGGCATACGAAGCAATCTTCATGGCTGTACCACGTTTGCAGGTGGCGGGGCATAAACAGGGGAACCTGGGTCGATGACCTATGTACTGGGTCAAGCAGCGCGGTGAACGTCATCTCACCAAACAAGGTGTCGGCTAAAACAAACCTGGCTACGGCGACCTGCTCTCAAAGGAGCGAACCGTGGGGGGAGCTTGAACCCAATCCCTACTCAACAAATCAGGCATACACACACATATGTGAATATGTTCATTTCAACCACCAACAAACCCAAACCCACCTCCCAAGGTGGAGTCATCCAACCCACACCACCCACCACTCAGAGTAGTCACAAAACCACATATAGAGAGCAACGATAATATGTATCTCTATACCCCCGCGCCTCGGCATACCCCCCGTCGCGTGTGGACCGAACACACGTTTGCCGGTCACTCTCCGTGATCATCTCGGCCACTCTCCGCGTTCTCACTCACCATGACCCCACCCCCACCCCAAGCGTTCGATGTTACCAGGCGGTAACTTACCGATGAGTAACAAACGAGCCATGTCGCCTATCTCGTTTGGTGATGGGTGGCCATCTCTTTTTGTAATGCTGCGAATTGGTGGAAAATATTTTTTGGGTGGCTTGACATTGGGTGAGTGTTCCGATATGCTTCGGTTATCGGGTTAGGTGATCCGATTCGGTGGAGGCACCGATTCATATATAAAGGGGTGATCATGGAAACATTTGATTCAGAAAAGGCGGGACTCGAATTTGATGTCGCGCTTAATAATTTGGTAGGGGCCATGTATAAATTGGAACGGGTCCTAGAGCAGTATGAAGGTATGGAGGAGATTATTTGCGATGGCTTCCCGTTCGTGATGTCGTACGATGAACAAGTGGCCGCGGTGCATGCATGGTGGGAAAAGGTGAATTCGAAGGTTCGGGGATGATGCTAGAAAAGTATTGCCCCGAATGCGATGAGATTCGCGTACTGCTCCCGATCAAGGGTGATGGAATGTGTCCCTATTGTGGTGGGTCACCGCGTGATTGTTCATGCATTGATGAATGCCAAGAATGCGAAGGCGAGTTAATAGAGCAGGGGGCTTGGATTCAGTAGGCGATAGCCCGAGTCCCGCGAAGGCGGGCGCGAGTGTCATGGCTTGACTCGGGCGCGATGTTGGGGTAGTCTCATCATCACGGCATCGGTGGCGGTGTCGTTAACAATAGGAGGGGTAGTTATGAGCAAATTTCTAGTAGTGGAGGGGTTCGGCGATTTTACGGCGGGCCTTGACACTTGCGAAACTGTAAAGGTAGTAAAGCAATTTGAGAGCGAAGCAAAAGCGATTCGGTTCGCAGCATCGCATTACGAGTCCGCAATTTGGGGCGAGGATGCCGACGGGTTTAGTTTGACCGCTGATGCACGAATGAACTTTTTCACTTTGGTTCGCACCGCTGAAGAAATGGCCAAGTGATGACCGCGCCAAAAAAAGATTACGGTCCCGCTTCGCGTAATTGGTCCCCACTCTTTTTAAAATTGTGGACGCTCCGCGATGAAGGCCACGCCATCTACGACGTCGAAGAGTGTGCAGTGTCGGGTAATTGGGTCACTTGCGAAGAGTGTGCCTTTTTGTCCGCGAATGTCGGCTAGTAAAACATTTAGCTTCCCCCATCGCTTCGGGCGTGGTGCTTCAATGCACGATGGGGACGATTCAAGGGATGGCCTTGAGTCCGGTTTTAGGTAAACCGTCAACAAATAAAGGGGTAGGCAATGCAAAAGTGGATAGCGTACTACACCAACGATGAGGCCAATGGCTCCGATGAATCCGAGTGGGCAATTTCAGACACTCAAGCCGAAGCGGTAACTATCGCGAGTAGGTGGCGAGTGCTGCGCGACGAATTCGGGTATCGCGTCGGTGTTGAATTGGTGGAATGCCCCGACAAGTGGCTTCAGATTCAACTAGAGAACAACTATGAAGGCACTACCGAGGACGACGAGGCCTTTTGGCCCATCCCGAATAATGAAGTAGGTCTAGCGATGGGGGCCGAATAATGGAGCGGATACAGATAACGGCGAAGGCCCCGAACCTTTCGGCGATGCTAGAGCGTTACAGCGGGGGCCTGGACTCGGGTATTTATAATTCCGACGGGGTCGAATTGTCTACCGCCCGCGATACTTGGGCGGAATTCCGTCGCGTTAACGGCTTTAAATATTTAGCACCGAAACTGCTTACCTATCCCGCGAACCAAGCGAAATTAGGCAAGAGTGAAGCTTTCACGGTGGGCCTTACCCTTCAACACGCCGACACTGCGGGGGTAGAGTGCTGCGCATGGCGTGGCGAATGCACCCGAGTCTGTGTATTGGATAATGGGAACGGACGCTATCCGATGACACAAAAAGCGCGAGACATTAAAACCCAATTTCTATATCAGTACCCTCGGGCGTTTATGGTTTTACTTGGTCACGAATTGCGGCAACTATCCGCAAAGTATGAACGGGTGCTAGTTCGTCTAAACGTGAATTCTGATTTACGGTGGCATCGAATCACCCCGCTACTCGTTAACGGTGACCTATTCCCGAACCTAGATTTTTACGATTACACAAAAAACCCCGCGATACTTTCGGGCGATGGGATGCTAGGGCTTCACTATCGGGCGGTGTATTCGGTGAACGAGTCAAGTGATTTAGAAAAGGTTCGCGCATTCGTCGCGCGTGGCGGTACCGCCGCGATAGTGACTAGCAGAACAAAGAAGCAAGCCCCGCCCGATTCGTTTATGGGTTTACCCGTATTGGATGGAGACGCTACAGATAACCGTTACGACGAGCGCGGGGCCTGGGTCGATCTGTACGCAAAAGGTAAAGCAAGGCAATTAATCGGACTATCCGAATTCGTTCGGACTATATAAAAGGGGGGAACATGAGCAAGAAATATTTCGTCGCGCAATTTAACACCTACTATGGGGTAGTAGGGCTTGCCGAAACCGAAGAGCAGGCCGTGCTAGTCGCGGCAGAAAAGGTGAAGCGATACCTAGACGGGGCGGGTGCTTATGATAGAGACACTTGCGAAGCGTGGACGGTGAACCGGATCATCTCTTATTTTGACCCGCGGGTTACTGTATTAGAGATGGGTTCGGCAGAATATGAAGGCGAGGGGGCGGAATGATTCGCGAATTTTTGGCGATAGGAACGGGCGCGATGCTTTTATGCTCCCCGATGTGGGGCGTATGGCTTTTGGTTCGGTGGCTTGATCATCGACCTACACCCGCGGAACGGTTCGCCCGTAATCATGCGAATGTTTTGCAGCAACGCGCAAAAATAAATAAATATCTATTCAAAAAATAACCAACAACTAAGGAGCTATAAACATGATTAACCGCGAAATATTAAACATCCTGGATGGGATGAACCGTCGGCCCATATACGACATTGAGCGCGAAGTATGGGAAGCCATCGCCGAACAACACGGCCTTGATTATGAAGACATCGCCGACGGTGACCTAACCGAATGGCTTTAGCCTAAACGGTGTCCCGTACCCCGTAGGGGGCAGCCCGTTCGCGACGGGCGCGGGAACTATCACGCCACGACGGCGCGAGAAGAGACTCTAGGAGGGGTCAACATTATGAGTACAGAATATAGGATCAGTATTAGCTTTACCGCTGATAGAAAATTAACAGCGGACGAATTCGATCAGTTGCTGAATGCTATAGCAGTACAGATAGAAGAGCCATCCGGATTAAATGGAGATAAACGAGCATCGTTTACTGTTTCGGATATCGCTTATGATACCTGGATTAACGGTTCAACAATTGTTCGCATACTTGCTGACGGCACACAATTTATGGGTGATAAATGATTCACCTTATGACCTACGAAGAATTACGGGAAGCCCTTTTGGCTTACCTATTCAACCTTGACGTATACGACGACGGAGGGAATCAATGAACTACGACGACTGGGCCGCTATCGGTCACGCTAACGGCTGGCTCGGTGTACGACGCGACGATAGTGCTACATCGGGAGGAGGTGCTAAAGCGATGACGGTTCGCGCCGGTTCGCAACGCGCCAAACTATTAACCGCGTATTACATGTACGACGATTTAACCGACGAGGAGGCAGGCAAGGCGAGCGGGTTATCCGCGATGCCCAAGTGCTGTTATTGGAAAAGGTGTAGCGAGCTACGGCAGGCGGGCTATATCGCCACTACAGGGGACACTCGGGTGTCTACGGCGGGGGTCGATCAACAAGTGTGCGCGATTACTGATGAAGGCATACAGACATTGGCGGGCATCGTATGAGATGGGGACGCTTGAAGCGGCGAGCGGTGTCCAGGGTGAAGGTGACTCTATTTGAACGTCAAGCTCAGCCGTCGCGCCATCGGTGGGTGTTGATCCGTGACCGTGATGGGCGGACCTGGGCGGGGCCGTATCGGTGGCAGGGGCAGACATTCACGGAGGCAGAGCGGTTTTGGTATCTCTTTGCCAACATTGAAAGCGCGAACGCTGCCATTATCGGGAGCGGATTCTTTGGGGTGAGTGTTCGGCAGATAGTCTAAACAGCGGTAAGGCAACAACTAAACGCTTGCGGGTTACCTACCCGTGACCGTGTTGCCACCATCGGGATCGCCTCCCCTCTCTACCCCGAAGGGTTGAGGCGGTCCCTTTATTTTATTTGCACCATCGGAATCGGTTTATGTTTATTGCTGCACGTTGGTGGTTCCACTATCGGAACGTGAGTAATCATTCGCTGTTGGCAGCGCGGGCATGACCAGTGTTCACCCTTTGTCATGTTCAACCTTTGCAATCTGTTCAGCTACCCATTGGGCAACGGGCGAGGCCACTCCATTTCCAGCCTGGCGGTACCGGTGGGTATCGGCCTGCTCTGTACCGTCGGCTTTGTATCGCGTGTGATGATCGGGCCAGCCCATAAGTCTCTCACATTCGAGAGGGGAAAGTCGCCTAATTTTCATTGTTGACTCAAGTACACCTGTTGACTGTTTCGTTCCTGCGCGCAAAGCGTGATGGACTTCGTTGATGCTGTCGTTGTATTCATCGTAAGCAACGCTTGGTGACTGCTGGCTTGCCTTCAATGTTGGTGACTGGTCTTCAAACACATTCGCGTTGCTTCCGAATTGGGTATCAAAAGCCAACATCGGAACATTATTGCCGCCAGTTCCCATTCGTTCTTTCAATGTTTGTACCGGTGACTCGTACACTCGGACATCATTAACCCTTGTTCCATCAATGAGCATCGGTTCTACTATCGCTGTTGTGGCCCGTGTGTCACCAACATCAAAAGAATTAAGCGTGGGGTTTACTTCACTAGCAACCCAGGTTTCATAATCCGTAACGGACTGCGCGCGTCGAGATTTAACATATGGTTCAGCGATCAGAGTTTCACTGCCACCACCGAGATCACCACCATTGGACCGTAATGTCCCAACACCTTCGGTGTAGTTGGCGAACGATGATGGGGTGAAACTTTCAGTGACAAGATGGCCACTATTTACGTCTTGATTTACGACGGTTGATTTATGGTAGATGCTGGCTCCGATTGCGTTGACAATTCCACCACCTGCTCCAAAGCTTTCTGTAAGCGTGTTGGCAGCACTTTTCCTCTTCTGTTTGCTCTTCGTAGTATCCCTTGGCAGGCTTTCGCGGACAGGTAGTAGCGGGTTGGGACATCGCTCGGCGGTTGCAGGATCAAAGCAAGATGCGAGGAAAACTCGACGTCTACGTTGGGGGATTCCAAAGTATTGAGCGTCCAGCAAAGCGTATTCTTGGAGACACGCCCCTGCTTCAGCCATTTCATTGATGACCGTTGCAAAATCTCGTCCATTGTTGGAGGACAAGGCTCCTGCGACGTTCTCCCAGACTGCCCATCGGGGAAAAGTTCCATTGGTTGCATCTCTCATCTCCTTTATTATTCGTACGGCTTCGTGAAATAGTCCTGAGCGTTCGCCTGAGAGGCCTCGTCTAGCTCCGGCCACGGATAAATCTTGGCACGGACTCCCAAAAATAACGACATCTACGGGTGGCAAGAAACGCCCGTCAACATTACGGATATCAAGCCATTTGGGGACATCGGGCCAATGGTAATCCAACACGCTTCGACAATGTTTGTCCCATTCAACTTGGAATTTGCACTCGTAGCCTGCCGCCTCAAATCCAAGGTCGTAACCGCCCACGCCTGCGAATAAACTTCCAAAAGTTAACGCCATTAGAAACTCCTACATGGACAAGATTTGACAAATCTTGGTTCGGTTGATTCATCTTCTAAATCATTGGCTGTATAAATAAATCCGTTGTTATCACACAAGGGGCAGCCAACTATGGCTTGCCGAACACCAGTGATTTTGTTGAACATTGATTTGATTTCAAACTGGTTTGGAAAATGACCTAATGATTCAGCCATTTTTAGCACTCGGTTTGAATCTTCTTCGGAGGCATCAAGCAGTAATTCGTCTTTGCCCCAAGCGTTTTTGACTGTGTTACGTGCAATGTTTGTTGTTGGGTACATCCCGCATAGACGGTCAATCATCAAATCAATTAGTGCCGGTGTCACAACTCCACACCCTGAGCAATATGGGTTCGCAACCTGGAGATCACGGACTCTGCTTGCTTCAGTGTTTGCTTACAGGCTTCTAGTTCCGTATGAAGTGACTCAGATGCGTCTTTGTAACGGTCACGCTCCTCGCGCAACAGTTCATTGGCCATCTGCATCGCATCAACACGATCCTTGTATTGCTCTAACTCAAACTCAATTGGTGTTTCTAAGCTCACGTCGTAGCCCTCTCCTCTGTAATGGTGTTGTACCTGCCCAGATACCTGACTTTATATTGTTTTGTACAGCAAAGTCAAGACATTCTTTTTGTACCTTGCAACTGCCACAAACCAGTCGGGCTTCGGCAAGTTTCATTATGTTGATTGACTTCTCATCCTCGTCTAAGAAGAACAGGGTTGGGCCTGCTCCTCGACAAGCTGCATCCTCCACGAAAGCAAACTGTTTATTGACCAGGCTGTAATAATCTTCGGCTGCTGACATTTCTTCTCCCTCGTAGTCATCTTGATATCCGTCTATAGATTCCAATGCCGTAGTCCGCCGTTCCTGTAGAGGTATCGGGCTACCGCGAGGTTGCACCGTACATCAAACAGTACCGACAAATCACCTTTTTGTGAAGCACATTCTTTGGCTGTGACCGTGACCCAACTGGAGTTGATCTGGACCAAGCCCCTATCTTGTGTACCATTTTTGTTAAGCGTCTTGTTCCATGCCATCGGGTTGCACTTGGATTCACGCCAAGCAATATATGAGAACGTTTGTACCGGTAGCCCAAACTCTGCGATCTCATCCTCAAACTGGGGGCAACGCTTAGTTCTGTCCGCTGACACACCCTCAGGAACCACCTCAACAGGCAGTATTAGAACCTTGTCAGACGCTCTGTAAGCCTCCGAGAGAGGCGTTACTGACGGGTTCGCAGGGTTGACAGGGGCTTCAGCAGCTTTAACCATGCTGCCGAAGGCAATCGTCCCTATTAGAGCAACGGCACATAGCCGTAGAAGTGATCTCATCGGTCCTCCAAGTTTAGCAAAAGTTAACCTAATGCTTGTGAGATAACGGGTTTAGTATTCGGTGATCCTCAGAAGCCGAACAAAATCCTTTACGGTCAAAACAACGTACTGATCTTCGGCTTTACCGTAGCCTCGACGTTTCGCAACAACAACCCCAACTTCTGCGTCAGCGTTCACACGCTCCACCTCAGCTTCTTTCAGCCAGCCAGAGAAGTTAAGGGTGTTGTGCGATTTACATTCAAAAATAAATCTATTGTCTACACCTGTGATGTCACCTTTGTCTAACGCACCTTGTAGTGCGCGTCGTTCACAGTTCGGATAGAACTGTTTCAGATAGTCAACGATGAGTGTTTCAAAGGCTGTGCCTTTAGATTTATTTTTGCTCACAACGGGTCTTTGCCCCTGCGAACCATTTCTTCTAGCCGTTGGGTGTATGCCTGGAGGAACGCTATTTGTTCACGTAGTTCTTTAGCGTCTGCTTTGAGCTGCTCAGCTTGTCGCATGAGATCGCTTTTGTATTTGTCTAAGTTCAACATGGTTATGCCTTTAGGATTGTGATGAGTTCGGATATTTCGGATTTGGTTAGGGCTTCCAACGATTCGATGACACGACCTGTTGAGTCTGATGCCATTGACAGTTGCTCTGCCTTTTGCCCGATACCTTTGCTTGATGCCAAGGCCCTGAACATACCGATCTGTTTACTAGTCGCTGGTGCTTTCGGTTCCTTGATTTGTGGTGTGCCGTTGGCAGGATGGTTGGCTTTGGATTCTGCTACCACTTCTTCAGCAGAGAACATATTGATTACTGCTGCTACTGCTTCTTGGGTGGTGTTGAACGCAGGGTTGAAGTCGTCCATTACTTCAGGTTCAGTGTCATTGAATGTCACAGCCAAATCTTTTGCTTTAGCAAACGCTTCACGCAACGCTGGCATCTGCGATTCTTTCAGATCAGCGAGGTCAATCTTGGCTGACTTGGCAATCTTTTCGTGGTGAAGTCCTGCTGCCTTGCAAGCGTCCACGAAACGCTTGATGTTGTCCATTGACACCAACGGATCACTTGGCTTTGCTGGTTGAACCTTTACTACTGGTGCAGGATTGGATGCTGGTGCTGATGAAGCATGAGCCACATCTTCCCATTCGCTCTTAGTCCACAATGACAAATAGATTCCGAACCTCATCGCGCAGTTACGAATCGCATCGGACTGTAGTTCCTTGAAAAGATCAGGCTTGTTGTGCATAACCGAACCGATACCTAAACGACGGACACCGTGAATGGTCATCCATGCAGCCATGTGTGCCATGCCGTTCTCGACACGAAACGCTGGCAGACCATGATCGTCAAAGGCAACGGGTTCCATTGACCATGCCGGATCAATTTCGCAAAGAGCTTTCACAACATCTGCGTGACCCACGAAGTCAAGTTGCATCCCACCTTTAGGTAGTTTGCCTACGATCTTCGGATCGGGTATGCCATATTTGCTGATGATTTCTTCTAGTTTCATTACTTTGCTCCCTCTGTTGTTTGTATGTTTAATGCTTCACGAATTGGCTGTGCCAACACTCTGATGGATTCTCCAATGCGAATGATTGGGAACTGCCCTAACTGATTTGTCTCTGCACACTGCTTATATGCGTGTGGTCTAGATATGCGCAATAAGTCTGCTGCCTCTGTCACCTTCAACGTGATTGTATTTGGATCACGCAACAGTTCAAACGGTGAACCCATTACTTTGCTCCCTTAGCAATAATCCGCATAGTGCGGAAGGTTGATGTTTTTCTAAATTTCTCTGCCAATGCAGGATGTTCTGCCTCAAACTTTTTGGTGTCAAATGAGGTGCGTGAACTGTTCTTCCACGATACGACCTGTGTGCCGTCAATCGCGCCATACTCTGCGTCCTGTAACAGCATCGCCAACTCACCCTTGATAAGTTCCTCAACTGCTTCAGCCTGCTTCTTCTGTTCACGGGCTTGTGCCAGTCGTTCTAGACTCGCGTACACCTCATGGCCGAGTACGACTGTGTTTCCATAACCTTCGGGGTAGAGCGAACTGGCGTTGTCATAGGTGGGATCAGCTATGTCAGGCATCATTCCCATGTCAATGAACCCCAAGAATTTGCGGGCTGCCTCAATGTGGAGTTGTTTCTCGTCACTGCTCACGGTCTGTGTATGGAACTGAAGTTGCAGGTCGCTGTCAAATATGATCCAGTAGATTTCGTGACTACCTGTAC